CAGTACCCCCGCCCTCTTTGATTCTTTCGTCCCCTGCCGTTGTCGGAACCGGGGTCACCGTGGCGGTACCAGTAGCTAGGTTGAAACCGCCCACACTTACCTTGACGCGAAGGTCAAGGTTGCTTAGGACGTTTCCCGAAATCACCTGAATACAGAGTTGCCCCTGGCCAGGGGCCCCTATGGCGGGTGCTAGTACGAACCAAGCTCGGTTGTTCCCCAGGGAACCGGGAACGTAAGCGTGATTGAACGAGCCGTCATTAAACCCCCCGTCAAGCATAGCAGCGCTAACTACTTCGCTACTCAGCACGTCCCCAACCAAACTTACCAGGGCATCCCCATCCCCGGAAGCCAACACCCGGAAGTTGTTTGTCTTAGCCAGGGCCTTCATTCGTAGAAGGATTTTTTCAGGGGAAAGGGAAAGGTTCTTCGTTGTCCCAACGAAGAAACCGGGATCGTTAGCAGTGCTGTTGATAGTCACGAAGTACCCCGGATTCTGTTAGCGATTTGAAGTAGTGTGGTGCTTCTTGGAGCGGTAGCCGGTTGGGTCCCCAACGCTTGCGTTGGGGGAACCCTCCTACGTCGCGCGGGTACCGCAACAACGCGGGTTTGAACAAACCGAACACGGCGCATTTGCATCGTAAACTTTGCAGAATCCCCGGTTTTATTGTCGCGTGCGATTTGAATTTGTTCGATCATAAAATCCGTATACACCCGAAGCGCGGAGAAGATTTGCCATTTCAAACCCTCCGTGCGAACCCTTGTAAGGGTGTCGCGGACACTGGCTACACGGTCAAACTCCGAAGAGAATTGGAGTGCAACCCCGTTGTGGCTTCCCTTTCGGAAAGCACCTTGGGAACCATCCGCGTTCGTTTCCGGTGTTCGGGTTGGGGTGTTTGTTATGACAAATTCCAGGGTAAGAGAATCCGTCTTGTCTCGGATATGGTCTGCCACGTCAGCCGAGAGCTCGATGGGATTTTCTGTGATTTCGGAAACCTCCGTTGACCCCTCGCGAAGTACCGCGTCAATATCAAGGGATTTGATTTGTCCGTCGCGTTCGGCCCAGGTGAACACCATAGGTTTAGGCATTAACCAATCTCGCTATCTTCGGACTGAATTGTGCGAGTCAAAGCAGCGCGGGCATTGCGCGCACCAGAACTACCCGTGTCAGCGATACGGGCCCTTACTTCTTCGGCAATTGCTACCGGATCCCTGCCAGCACCCTCAACAACGATTTGCCCAACCGTGGTTGTTACCCGAACATCCTGAGCCCTACGAACTCCCACGCTACCCACCCCAACGCTACCAGGGGCGCGCAAAGCACGCGCGGCATTCTCGATTGGGGTAGCACCAGAACTACCAGGAGCAATAAATCCCCGGGTAGCTTGTCTCGTAACGCGGGTAATTCTTCCCACGCTCACACCGGGGAGAAGGTTTATCAATTCGGCCATTGCGTCGAAAGCGTCTGAAATCACTTCTATAAGCGCTTCGTACTCTACTTTCACTTCCCGAACGAAACGCGCGCTTGCCCCAACCCCGGCCATAGTATCAATGAACTCACCTATTAAAGAGTTTCCCCCAGTGAACAAACCCCACAAATCGTCAACCACCAGAACGATAGCAGCGATAGCAGCCGCGAACGGGGCCATAGCAACCAGGGCGGGGCCAAATGCTGCAACCATCGCGATACCCAACTGCAAGAATAAAGCAATCAAAATGGGGATAGCCGTAGCGAGAGCGGCTTGTAAAATATAGGTTGTATCCAACCATGATTTCAGGAAGCGCACCACGGTGGAAATGGCGCTTACCAGCCAAGTAATTGCGGGGAGGAAAATCAGTGTGATGGTTGTAGTTACCGCTTGAAGCGCGAGGTTGAAGCGCGCTTGCTCCGCGCGAACCCTCCGAGATTGCGCTTCCATTTCTTTCATATCCCCACCCAACAACCCGCGAACCTCCGCGCGCATTTCCTCAATAGACTTCCCCGAACCCTCGAAAATGGGGATAAGTTGCCTACCCGCATCCCCGAAGATTTGCACCGCCAAGCGTGCTCTTCGGGTGGGGTTCTCAATGCTTGCGATAGCCCTACCAGCTTCGGCCATAACGTCGCTGGTATCACGCAAGTTGCGGTTAGCGTCCCTCACTGGTACATGCAAACGGCGAAAGGCGTAAGCCATATCGCCGTTGCCTTGCTGCACACTTCGCATATTTTGCGAAAGCGTTCCGAGCGCGGAGCTCATTACTTCGACGGGGATACCGCTAGCACTTGCGACATGCTGCCATTCCTGCATCGCCATGCTGGTAGTGCCAATGGCCCGGGCCATATCCGCGTTCGCTAGCGCGGTTTCAATGCTACCAGAAATCATCCTGGCAAGACCAAAGGCCAAAGCTGGTCCGGACAAAGCAGCTACCAGGGGCCGCACCATATTGGTGAGCTCCGCGAGTTTCGACGCGGCGAGTTGCGCGGGCCCGGGGATTTTCTTTAGTCTTTCCGCTGCGGCATCGGTTGCAGCGGCCCCGGCCGCTAACGGCTTTGCGTCAAAGGTCACCCCGAAGGTTGCGAAAATCTCTCTTAGCGCGGCCATTATACTACCCTCCGGGAAGCCTGCTCGAAGGCATCGAGAACCCGGTTAGCATCCCACAAATCGCACAGTGTCCATTCCCTCTCAATAGTCACGAGAGAATCGCTGTATCGCCCGCTAGAAGCTACCCTGTGGATTAACCAATTGACCCTGGGGTCAATGGGAGTGCCGCTGCCTTCGGGGTCCCCAGGTTCACTCCGAGCATTCCCTGTAGACCGTTCAAAAAATCCCCGTAATTCACCTTGAAGCACTCCCGCAACCATTGCAGCATTTGCAAGTATCTACCTGCGAAATGGTCATCGTAGTGTGCCTTTAGGGGAAGGCCAGTCTTTCCGTTGGCATCGAACAGACAAGCCTCGGAGAAGTCTGCACAGATACGTTCCATCGTTGGCTCATCCAACCCATCAAAGAGTTCTTCTAGCATGCCCCCAAGTTGCACGTCCCCATAACCGCTTGACGCTGCTTTACCAAGCGCAGGTCCAACAATCTTGGCACACGTCAAGAGCAAGGTTTGTCCCTTCTTTGCACCAAATTGGGTCAAGGTATACGTTACCCCGTCAACTTCAAATTGGACAGCTTCCCTACTCATGCCAGGGTATTCCCACCAACGAAGATTTCAGCATCCGCAAGCATGATTTCCCAGGCACGCATATTGACTTTCTTTCCGTACTCTTGTTCTGGCGAACCCTTGACCCAACACTTGCTGGCTTGAACCAGGGTATTCCCGTTCAAGTCTTTCAGTAGGAATGCACCGATACCCGCCCCATTTGGCGCGGCCCTATCCGCACTGTGTAAAGCGGAAAGAATGTCGTTTCCCTCGCTGCTTTGCATGAGCGAAATAGTCACGAGCGCACTATCATCATACTGCCGAACTCGGGTGTACTCACCATCCGCCCCTACAACCCCCTCGTAGCTTGGAGCGGTTCGGGCGCATTTCACCATAGAGTCTTCGGAGAATCCCGAAGAAATCAGAAGCCCCGCAACGGAGAGAACGATTTGTTTCGGATCATATACGCGAGTTGCCATTTGCAAACCTCTTTATCTGGGGGTGTCCCGGACACCGTTACGGAGTAAGAACACCGACGATAACAACGGAATGCACGGCACCTTGGAGTTGCCCCGTGAAGCGCACGTTGCGAAGGATACGCGCGATTTTGTCCGCACCAGTTACGTTAGCAACCTTCGGCCCGGTGACGGTATACGCTGGGGTGATAAGGTTGTATGGGGGAACCGAAGCGATTTTCAGTTGTGCTGAAATCTCGTTCATAATGAGCGCAATTCCAGGGTCCGTGTAGGGAACCTTTTCGTTGTTCAGGAACAGCGCAAACACCCGTTGCTGAATTGTTGCGGTCAACCAATCAATACCGCGCACCACGTCAACGAATTGTCCACCCGGGGTCCACCCGTATTGCGTGACATTGATATCCGCAATCGTGGTGTAAATGTTCCCGTGTTTCCCTTCTACCGCCCCAACCTTCGTTGTATTGAGTACGCTAGGGAATACCCCGGCAAGTGTCTTGAAAGCCCAGGTATCGGAACCTGGGTTAGCGGTAAACCTTTGCGCTGCCAAAGCGGCCGCTAGGAATTGACCAACGTTCGCATCGTACTGTGCGAACGTGCGGCCGTATGCTAGCGCTTCCAACAGGTAGAGAACGTCCGTTGTGCTCGCTGGGTTAGTGCATTCCGTGTCGCTGGTATCAACCAACAAGAGCCGTTGCTGGGTTTCAACAACCGCAGCTATTGCCAGGGCGGCCGCTTTAGATCCGTTGTCTAGCAAGAGCCCGTAGAAACCAGGGTCCTCCAAGGTAACCGCTGCAAGGTCTGCTACAAGCCCGACAACGGCCGTAGTGTCTTCTACGGTCAACCATTCCGAAACGGTGTCGTACTGAGTCCAAAGCCCGTCTGCATCGCTTAGGAGGGTAAGGAAACCCGCACCAACTGTTGCAAGCAAGTTTGGGATTGCCAGCAAATCAATTGCCGTCTTTAGCCCGGTTGCAATGATGGTTGGGGTTGCAGCGGGAAGAACGGTGTAGGATACAGTTTGCCGAACCCCGGCCCGTGTCAGCGACACGGTGTAAACCTTCCCTGTGGTAGTGTCCGTGGGAGTTAGCTTAACACTCTGTCGGTTGGCTGTTCCGCGCCTCCCAACCTTGACGGTAGGCACTCTTGGGCTTTGCGAGAAGATAGACTTCAAAGCAGCGTACACAACGCCGCTTGTGCTATGCCCATCCTGAGTTGCCTCTTCCAAGTTGCCATAGGTTCGGACCAATGGACCGCCCGCTCCCACGGTATGGAAGGCCAGAAGTAGGAGTTGCCCAAAGTTGGCAAGGCTTGGAGTTCGGCTCGAAACGGAAATCTGTACCGAAACGATATTATCAATTCCCATTTGGTCCCTACTTTATCAGAGTTTCCGTAAGGTTGCAACAACCCTACTTAGGAAAGTTTGTCCTCTGCAATCAAACAAACCCATTTCACAGGGTGGGTTGGATCGCCCACAACTTCGACGCGAAGCAAGCGGGTTGGTTCATACGAGATTTGTACGTCATACAATGTCGCGGGAGTGCCGGGGGTAGCATCGTGCAAGATGGTTTCAACCAACGCCGTTCCTGAGCCATCGAAGTTGTACGAACCAACAACGCGAAGAACCCATCTTGCTCTAGCCCCGGTAATGGTGTTGTCGGCGGTTATCAGAAGTGTGTACCTCCAAACCCCGGAAAGCGGAAGCACTACCAGGGGGAATAGGTCTACTGCAACCGCGTTAGTCGTGGTGAGAAGAAACGAATACGCGCTAGTCCAAGCCTTCGCTAGTGCGTCGGCTGGAATGCTGTAGGTTCCTTCTACCTGAGTAATAAAGGGAGCATCCGCACCTGGGGATGGGTCCGTGTCTATATACTCAAACGCCGCATTCATTTCGGCCGTGGCAAGCCAACCGGAGTACACCCTGTCATCAACCAACACGTCAGCAACGGTGCTTGGTGAGATAGCGCCGAGCGCCACGTTGACCGGTACCAACAACGCTGAAACGGTGTCTAGCTGTACCCTGGTCTTTAGCAATTCTAGCTTGTTATCCGCAATTCCAGGGGGGTCCTGTCGATTGGTCAACACGCGCAACTCTAGCCTAAACGTGCGTTGCCCGCGCACCGCTTGCCTTGTCACAACCGAACCGCCCGGAAGCACTACCTCAACGATGCTGGTATCATCCATATCGTAAGATTGCACTTCTAGGATTTCGAGTTGTCCCCAGGTTGCTTGCACAAAGGGGCGCGGTTCGTTCTTTAGAAGCACAAGCGAAATCCCCGTTGCTGCGGTAAACCAAGCCTTCAACGCGGGAATGACGGTAGCCCAGGGAATCATTTCTCGCCCTTCCGAAACGTGATGGAACTCCGAAGAACCCCGGTGTCGATCAACGCGACGGAAGAACCCTTGCGCTTGATGGTTGCGGGTAGCAAAGGGGGTGGGATGTTGGTTGCGATGTATTTCTGGATTTCGCCAACCGCTTTATTTCCCAGGAGCTTGACGTATTGTTCGCGGGTAATTTTGCCTTCCACAAGAGCCTTCGCGAGAGCTTGCAACAACTCGTCTAACTCGGAAGCGTGCTTGTCAAACCAACCCGAAATGAACGGTCGCGCGGGAATGTGCTTAGTACCGAACTCTTGGTAACCCGCAATATCCGCGACGGTCGCACGTTTCCCGTGTGCCTTCCCCGCTTTAGTTCCAAGTATTCCCACGTCAACAACGGGGGCACCGGCCGCTATTGCTTTCTGCAAAGCCTTAGCTCCGTTGTCCTTAACAGTAATTTTGTTAGAAGCCAACTCGCACCCCGTATCCGTGACACGGGGCTATGTTAGTCTAGCCCCGGAGCATGCCGCAAGCATCATGCGCTCGAAGTGTACCCTGTACGTCGTTGTCCCGTTCGCACTAACCAACCGCGCCTGTTGCCCGAAAGGGGACATAGCAAGAGCATCAGCAGCGTAATAGTAAGCAGCGTCAACCGCGCGAACCCCGTAAATTGCCGGGTCAACATTGTTTGCCGCAAGGTCAAGATACGCCTGCACATAGGCGTTCCCCGCCGCGTCAAACTCCGGGAAACGCACGCGGAAGTCTGCCAACACAAGCGGGGGAATGAAAATCACTTGTCGGAACCAACCGGCATCGAAACCAACCCGGCCTTGCTCCAAAGTTGGAACACCAAATCCTTAGAAAGCGCAAGCGCGATTTCCTCGGAAACCTCGTTGTCACCAGGGGAAAGCTGAACACGTTCCCCGTTGGGGTTCTTTACCCTGGTGTGTAGCAGCGTGCGAGCGGTAACCTTTGCCATAACAAACCCCTTTGTGATGTACCCTATCCTCCCGCGCATCGGCCTTACCGCGCAATAGGGGGGAGTTCGCGCTGATAGCATAACGCGCGGGAGGATAGGGTACATCACAAAGGGGTTTGTTATGGCAAAGGTTACCGCTCGCACGCTGCT